AGCACATGACAACAGCAAGACTTTACAACGCAGCCAAGGCCCAGCAGGTAGACGGCAAGAAGATGATCCTTGAATTATCCAACGGCCAGCGCTTCAACGTCAAAGGCACCCGCGAAGCAAACAAGCTTTGCGCCGAGTTAAACGCCAAGCCCTGGAACTTCTAGGGCTTCAACCAACCACCAAATCAAATCAAACCAGGAGCGACACACATGGCAACAATCACCAAGAAAGCAGCAAAGCGAATCAACGAACTTTTATCTGACGCCAGATTGTACGAGGGTCTCTCAGAGCAGAGCGCAGGAGACGGCACCGGCAGTTATTACCGCTACGCATACCGAGAAGGCGTCGCAGTTCGCGCCCTGTTCGATGAGTTCGGGATCGAGGGAGCCGGCTTAGATTACTTCACAGAGGATAAAGTTGAAGCTTTTAGGATTGCAGCGGACGAAAACTTCGCCGAACGACGGGCAGCACGTCAGGCAAAGCTCGAAGAAGAACGCGAAGCAGAAATGCGAGTATAACCCACTGACGAGGCCCCGTGACAGGGGCCGAAACGCCGCGAGGCGTCTGGGAAGTCAAACACAACAGGAGCGAGACACATGAAAACAGATGTTTACCAGGAAGTAACCAACCAAGTCGTCGAGATGATGGAGACAGCCGGCGCCAATTGGATTAAACCATTCGAAGCGCTGGCCGGCGGTATGCCAATGAACGCAACGACCGGCAACGAATACCGAGGAATCAATGTGCTATTGCTCGCAATGGCTGGCGGCCAGCATTGGGCCAGCTTCAAGCAATGGCAGACCAAGGGCGCCCAGGTGCGCAAGGGCGAGAAAGGAACGCGCATTGTGTTCTTCAAAATGCTAGAGCGCGAGAACGCCAAGGGCGGCACCGATAAGTTCCCGATGATCCGATACTCAACCGTATTCAGCGCCGATCAGGTCGACGGATGGGACGCGCCAGCAGCCCCAGAGCGCCCCGTCTCAGCCGTTGAGGCCATCGCAGCCGCCGATGCCTGGGTCGAGGCTACCGGCGCCGAGGTACGATTCAACGACCACGGACGCTGTTTTTACTCGCCAGGCCAGGACTTCATCAGTATGTCGCAGCCGTCGAGCTTTACCGCAACGCCTACCAGCACACAGAGCGAACTGTACTATGCGACCCTGCTTCATGAGCTGACGCACTGGACCGGCTCAGAACACCGCCTGGCGCGCACCAAGGGGAAGCGCTTTGGTGATGATGCTTACGCCATGGAGGAGCTGGTTGCAGAGCTTGGCGCCGCGATGCAATGCGTAATGTTGGGAGTGACCAACGAACCACGCGAGGATCACGCGCACTATCTCAATGGGTGGCTTACAGCCTTAAAGGGTGACAAGCGTTTAATATTCACCGCCGCAGCCGAAGCGCAAAAGGCGTGCGACTTCATCAAGAACCTACAGCAGAGCGCGGCAGCAGCCGCGTAACGCAACCCCAAACCAAACCAGGAGCATTAACCATGAGCGGAATCAGAATTATTCTCAGCTATCGCAAGAACAAAAGTAAAACCAAGGAACCAGATTGGAGCGATTGGTCTTATACCTCGCACGCGCCAATCGACAACCCGCGTGGCGTTGCTCAAATCGTTGAGAAGTTCAACGCCGAACGCAACGCATTCCCGAAACTTGAATATCGTCTGGATATTGGCGAGATTGGATCCGCTGGCAGGTTTAAGGTCTTGGATCAAAACGATATTGGCAGAGCTTACGCCTAAACCCTGCTGATGAGATCCAGTGGTACGGATCGAAACGCCGTGAGGCGTCCAGGAAACCAACAGAGGAGTGATAACAATGTTTGAGACAGAAACCTACCGGATCCCGCACTTTGCCATCGTGGCGCTACTGTATGACGACTACAGCGGCATTCAGGACGACGACGAGGCATTCGTCGACAACCTGCAAGCCTGGCTTGACGAGGAGCATGGCGCGGGCCAGTGGCATATTGGGGATGTATCCGAGCCGTATCATGGGCGCGCTGATTTCGAGCGCATCCTGGGAGAGATCTGCAACGTCAGCATCGAGGTGAGAATATGAACAACTTGCAGAAGATTGCCACCGCAGCCGCGGTGATCGTCGCCGCAGTTGCGGTGTTATGGATCGGATCGGAAGATTACGAGCACCAGGTCGCAGAGCATGCGCGATATATCCAGGACGTATGCGCGGGATATCATCCCGACTACCTGGACGCGAAACCAAATTGCCAGGAGGTGAACCGATGAAGTTACGACGAGAAGATTTGCTGGACGCCTGGCACTTGATCCACCTGACCCTGGAGCAGATGGCCGACCGAATGGACGGGGCCGACTTTGATTGCATGGTGACAACCAGGGACACGATCGAGCGCTTGCAGCGTGAGATGCTACGCGAGCCCCAATAATTTTTGGCCTGACCTTTCTAGTGTGTTAAAGCCGGCCTGAACAGGAAGTATAACTGACACCGAGCGGATGCAAGGCCGCACCAACTTAAACCAGAGGAGCGAAAACGATGGCGAAGCTATCACCAAATGGATATCTCAGCGGGTCAATCATGCCCGCCTACATGGGCGCCAGCCCGTACCAATCCCCGCACGAAGTGCTAGACCAATGCCGCGCAGCTCGCGCGGGCGGAGAACTGCCAGAGCTGGACAGCTTGCAGATCGACATAGGCAACGCAACCGAGAACGTGATTTTAAATCGTGGTCTCCGGATGATTGGCTTGCAGGATTATGACTGGTACAACTACCAGCTCGACGGCACAGACGCAGCCAAGAAGCACCCAGCACTTGATCTGTGGTACAGCGATGACGGCCTGTTATATTGCAATGAGCCGTTGACAATCCGCACCGACCAGAGCGCGGGCATTGTCGTGATGAACGACAGCGGCGAGGTTACGCTTACAGGGTTAGGCGTGCTGGAGGCTAAGTTTACCACCGTGTTTGAAAAGCCCGACGACCCGCCACTATATCGGGGGCCGATACAGCTGCAAGCTGGCATGATGTGCCATGATGCGCGCTGGGGTATCTTGATCACCTGCTACGGCGCCCGCAAGATTGTGATTCATGTCTTCGAGCCACACGGCGCGACCCAGGCAAGGATCACCCAGGCGTGCCACGAATTCGAGAAGCACATGAGCGAAGGCACCTACCCAGCGCCGACAACCCTGGAGCAAGTCCACCGCGTGTACAGTAAGCCAGAGGATGACACCATCGAGCTGCGCGAGGATGCCATCGCAGCCGTCGACAGTTACATTGGAGCAAAGCTTGTGCTCAAGAAGTACCAGGAGCAGCTCGAACAAAGCAGCCTGGCGTTAATGGGTATGCTTGGCAATTCAACCAAGGCAGAGCTGCGCGACGACACCGGCAGACTAATCAAAGTCACCTGGCCAGTCAGGCATAGCAAGGCCAAACCCGCCAAGCAATGCCCCAACTGTAGCCACGAACTAGAACCGGCAAAGCCAGAGAGCAGCGCCCGTCAGAAATCAATCACAATAAAAGAGGTAATCGAACGATGAGCAAACTACCAACACTCGCACCGCAGAACATGACCGAAGCAATGGAATTTTCCAAGATGATCAGCCAGTCAGGCATGGTGCCAGGCGCCTACAAAGGCAAACCGCAGGATGTGCTAGTCGCTATCCAGTGGGGATATGAACTAGGACTGCAACCGCTGCAAGCCCTGCAAAATATCGCGGTGATCAATGGCAAGCCCAGCGTATACGGTGACGCAGCCCTGGCGCTAGTCAAGAATGACCCCCGCTGCGCTGGCGTTAAAGAATGGATCGACGGCGAAGGCGACAACAAGGTCGCGCATTGCTTGGTCAAGCGCCGCTACTCCGAAGAGATGGAGGAGACAGAACGAACCTTCAGCGTGGCCGATGCGAAGAAGGCCAGGTTATGGGGTAAGCAGGGACCGTGGACAAACTATGCCGAGCGAATGCTGGCAATGAGAGCGCGAGGCTTTGCACTGCGGGACGCATTCCCAGATGCGCTCAAGGGCGTGATCACAGCCGAGGAAGCGCAAGACTACCCAGTCGACAAAGGCGAAGCCAGGGATATAACGCCTAATGTTACGCATACGAATCCGCTGGACAGTTTGCCGCCACCACCACCAGCCGATGACTATGCCGAATATGAATCCACAACGATCGAGGTCGCAGCGGAAGTCATACCGGAACCCGTACCGGAACCCGTACCGGAGCCAGGGTCTAAAAAGAAATCCAAACCATCTGTTTACCAGGTCATGAACCACAACGGTGAGCAGTACAAGGACGACTACACCACAGAACAAGCCTATGCCGATGGGTTTACTGTGATGCTGGATGTCTACGAAAA